TGTCGCTCTTGACCCCGGCCTCCTTGGCCTGCCGCTTGGGGTCGTCGGGATGGTTGGGGTTCTCCTTGCGCTCCGACGAGGCGGAGAATAACTCCATCGCCCGCTTGTATTGCTTCGACGAGAACTGATCCTTGCGCTCGCGCAGCCAAGATTTTGTCGCCCGCAAAGTGACGGCCACCACGTCCGCGTCGTCGATGTTGTCTACCGTCGCCGGGATGACCGCCAAGTCTTGATCGGCAATCACCCACACGTCCGGCAGACCGACTTCAACCTCGACTTCCTTTTCTGTCTCGACTTGCACGCCGGTCGGCAACCCATCAGGGGTCAGTACGTCCTCTAGCTGCCGTTCGGTGACGGTGCGTGCTCGCGTCTGCCAGTCCACATACAGACTGTATTGCCCCGTAACGTCGCCAGCGCGTAGCAGTGACGTAATTACTTCGCGCAGCCGACTAGCCCGCACATAGTGGTTCTGTAGCGCCGTCAGTGCTCGCGCCGTATCTTGCGTGCTGGAAATGCACTCGACGTATCGCCCGTTGCTCGGGAAAAGGGCGTTGCTAAACCGCAACGTCCGCGCTTCCACCGCGTCCCGCACGATGGGCACAAACACCTTAGATTTGCCCGAGTAAGCCTGCTCGTCGCCCAACTTGCAGTTGTAGATGTCCCAAAACTTCTCAATGTCCCGGTCACGATCCTCGCGGGCAAGGTATGCCTCGATCACGTCTCGGTAGACCTCTTTAGCCTGTTCGAGCACGTCTTTTTTAGTGACGTATTCTCGTTCTTGCTCTTGCTCTTGCTCTTGCTCTAGATCGCGGTCATCTTCAGTCATTTATCGGCCATGCAAGCATGTAATTGGGTTGGGCGGCTTAAGCATTTATCGTCGCATTGAAATGTAAGGCCGGCCAGTGCTGGTGTAACTATAAACTAGTTCGTCTCGTTCAGAGTCCAGTGCGTAGCCGCTCAAACTCGCATAGCCAGACTCTAACGCCTGCGCAACGTGTTTGTAAACATTTTCTCTTACAGCAAACGATGCCGTCCCTGCTTCGCGGCAATACCCGCCCGCCAGGGCGTTGAGTGTCCACGTCGCCTCGGGACTGACGGTGAATGTGGGAGCATTATTGCGCCGGAGCCGCAACGCCGAGTCGAGGCTTTCCTGCGCGTCAACAATCCGCTTCCCGGTGCGGTATTGCAGTCGCAGCCGCTTAAGCGTTGCAGGCAAATTCGACGCATCGTTGATAAGCGTGCGGTCATACGGCACCACAATCTGCGGCACCTTGCCCGTAGGAATCTCGTGGCTGACGGACATGAGCACGGCCCGCAGGCTATCATCGAGCGACCCCTCGATCACCCAGTCCTTGACGACGCTTAACAGGCCGTCTTGCACGAACGCGAGGACTGCAAGGAGCATCCCCGGCGTGGCGTTCACGAACACATACCAATCCGCGCGGGCGTTGGGCACGCGATGCTGGATATGATCCGAACTGAACGCCGCGTAGACCGGCATCCCTGGCCGAAGCCTAAGCATGTAGGCCAGCGCGTTGACAATATCGACGCGCCCGAGGGGAAAACTGGCAAGCTCCGCCTCAAGATCAGGCAGCGGCTTGAGAAACTTAACCTCATGCGCCCGGAAGAACGGCTGCAACCCCTTGATGAAGTTAACCTTGTCGCGCGGAGCCTTGACCGGCTGTAGTGGCAGAATGTCCGCCCTGCGCACCATTTCCGCCCGGATGGGCTGCAAGAGCCACTGGTTGAGGCCATCTTCTTCAACGGCCACCGTCATCGGGTGATGCGCATCGTTGAGCCGGAATAGATACTCAATCTGCTCCGAAGGCGTATGGAACCCACCGATCGCCTCGTGGACGTGTAGCTCGTTGCCAACCCACGATCCCACGACATAGCCCGTCCGCGCACTTGTGGAGCGGTTTGTCGTGCGTGCCGGGTCAACGATCAATATGCGCGGGATATAGAGATGCGCAGGCGACGGCGCAGCGTAAATAATGTCGTTGCGGTCGAAGATGCTAGCTACCGCGTCCATCGGCTTGAGCAGGTATTCCTGACTGAACCCCGCAAGGTCGCCGTCCGTCCTGAACTGCTCATAAAGCTCGTTGATCTTCTCCAGCGAGAACCGCGCAGGCCACATGGGCACCCGGTCAGGCTCTACGCCGGTGTAGATGGGGAAGCTCAAGCACTTCCAGTTTGCGTTGCGCTTGAGTTCCTCGATCATGGAGTTCTCATGCAGCGGCGTGCCATTGACGCGGATACGCGCTTTGGGGTCGCACGCGGGGACAAGCTCACGAGTGAACCACTGCCACACTTTGCGCCGGGCTTCTGGCGTGGCTACTGATTCCCGATCCTCCAGATCGTCGATCAGCACAAGGTCAGGGCGCATGTTGCGCGTCACTTCCTTCGCCCCGCGCACGCTTTGCCCTGCACCGAACGCTTGCACGCGCACCCCGTTGGACAGGGTAATGTCATTCTCCGTCCACGTTGCCCCGCGCACCGAGCCGAACATCGCGCCGATCTTCTCGTTGTTCTCTAGCTCATGCTTGATACTCGCCAGTCGATCACACGCACTGCTGTAGGTGTTGCCGACAAGCAAAATGTATTGCGCCTCTTGGAACAGCGCAGCAAGAGTTAGGTATTCCTCTGCGAGCGTCGATTTCCCGCCGCCTCGGAACACCTCGATGAGCACGCGGGGGTGCGGGTCATCCCACGCAGCAACGATCTGCTTATGGAACGCAGGCGTCTCGTCTGGATGCCGATGCGCAAAGATGTAAGAGAGCGCAAACTGCTTGTCCGCTTGCAACTCCGCGATCAGTTCGACTAGTGGCGACGCATTAGACATAAAAAGGCGGCCCACGAGTGGGCCGCAACCTCCAGGGGGAGGACAGGAGAGAGTGGGTAGATTAGTGCAAACATTGTTCGCTGTCAAGCTTTGTTTTGACCGCAAACAAGGCAAGCTCCAGCGCAGCGATCAGCGCACCCTCATCTGGCGGGGACGCTTGAACTTTGAACACGCCGTCCTCGCCAACCTCGATGGTGATTTTGATCGTGTCAGGGGAATCTGGTTCAGCCATGTGCGCATAGTATCAAGAACACGAGCGGACGCAAGTAGTAGCAACGCGGTGGAATTTTGAAATTTGCTCGCGGAATGGGCGGCACCCCGGAGTTATAAAATTTCACCCCGTCCGTCCGGGTGGATTCCAGAGTTCCAATCCTGGCATGATTCCTGCTTGCCCCTCGAGCCGGCGTGCCTCACATCCTGCCGCCCCGCTCGGCCTCTTGCTTTCCCGCCAGCAAAACAAAAGTGTAAAAGTTAGTAACGGCGTGACTTTGTCGTGAATTTGTGTCGTATAATACAGGCACCGCAACATCGCGGGACAACCTAAACCCAGGAGAGTAACGATGAACGCAATCAAAGTCGCCTACTACGGCACTGATATGGCCGGGCGCCCAACAGTGATGGTCACTAAAGACTACCGGAGCGCGGATAACCCCGGATGGTCTAGGTCTGAGACGGTGCGGTTTCTCCACGCCGACACCATCAAAGCGGCCGCAAGCCTGGCCGCATCCCTGAAGGCCAGCGGCGAAGTTCAGCTTACCCGCGCACTGTAACCAATACTAACCCAGGAGAAAGCATCATGTTCCAATGCGTAACCCTTTCAGACTTCGTCGACGCATTCCGTGCCCACGGGCGCGAGGCCCAGTTCAGCTACGAGGCGAAGGAAGCATTGTTTAACTACCTCGAACAGTACGAGGAGGACACCGGCGAACAAATCGAGCTTGACGTGATCGCGCTTTGCTGCGAATACCAGGAAGCCGACGCGGACGACATCATCAAAGACTACGGGCTTGATGCGTCGGGCTGCAAAACTGACGATGATCGGCGCGCGCTGGTCGAAGCATACCTAAACGAGCACACAGATGTTATCTGGTCGGACGGCGACACGTTCCTCTATCGACTGTTCTAAGGGGCTGAACATGCGAGAGTCTGAATACACCGCCAACATCGAGCTAGCGCGCGGTGCCGAATCTATCATGCGCTACAGGGAAACCTACAAGCCCGAACCGCGCACAAGCCGGGGCCGGGAGATTCTCGGCGCTGTCATGCTCGGCGCGTTCCTGGGCGTGTTGCTAGCCATCAGGGGGTAAAAGTTAGTAAGCACTCACATCGGCTGCTTAATTCTTACGCAGTCGCTGCTTAATTCTTACGCAGCCGGCGCGCCGCCGTGCCCGAGCCGCGCCGGTAGCCAGGGAGGGTGCCCATTGGCTTGAGAAGCCTCACCTATCGTAAGTGCTTGATCTGCTTAGTAATTTTGCCTCTATCCTATCTAGACACTATAAATTGTAACAAAAACTAGCATTACATGTATTCATATATACACATGACTATAATATTAGTATGCATGTAAAGCCTCACACCCCTATCCCGCAGCGCTAATCTACCTGCTAAACCCAAAATTCCTCTGCAAAATCAACAACTTACAAGATTCTACCCTCCATCCTTGCCGTGCTACCCAACAAAACCGCCGCCCTGCTCGAAGCCGCCCGCCGCCGCAATGCCGCGCGTCATGCCCGCGAGCGGGCAAAATCCGTCATCCGCAAAGATCGCCGCCCTGATGTGCTAGCTGCTGGCCGTGCGCATCGCGCGATGCTCAAGCTCTACACTCGCGCCGAAACGGAGTACCGCGCTTGCGTGCTGCATCCCGCCATCGCGTCCGCCCCTGCCGCCCTGGCGCTCGGCGCCGAGCTGCGCCATGCCGTCGACCTTACGCGCGAGCTTGCATATCGATGCGCAGGCTCACCTGCTGCGGATGCGATGCGCTTGCGTATGCGTGAGGATGCGGGCACGGCCATGCGCTTGGTGCGCCGGATTGACGCTCTCAAGCGCAACGTGCCGCCATCCCCGCCCGTCCAGGCGGCCCCTAAGCTCGCCCCGATCACCCCGCCGCCGCTGCCGTCCGCCCGTGACCCGCTATACCACGCGACCGATGCCGCGCCGGGTGAGCCTCGCTCTGAGTATTATTGGGAAAAACACCTGCGCCGGCTCGACGGCTCCATCGACGCATGGCAGGCGCAGCGCAAAGCCGCTCGCAGGCAATACTTACAGTCTGACAAGGGTAAAGCCGCCCATGCCGCCGCAACTGATCGCTACCTACAGAGCGAGAAAGGCAAAGCCGCTCGCAAGCGTTACGCGCAGTCCGAGAAAGGCAAAGCCGCTCGCAAGCGATATGCCCAGTCCGAGAAAGGCAAGGCCGCGCTGCGCCGTGCCCAAGCCGCCTATCGCGCCTATAAGGAGACTTGACCCGATAGAAAAAATCAATTTGCATCCCACGCCTTTTCACGTATAGTTCATTCCGCAGCATGTGCTGCACCATCAAAACTAGGAGAGAGTTCATGCGATATGTTTCAAAAACTTCCCCACGCGGGAATAGGTCATGGAGCATCACAGACCAAGACGAGGCCGACGCGCGCTGCAAGGCGCTCGATGAGGCCGACTGCGTCGACTGCATCGGCTGTATCGACTGCGCCAACTGCACTGGCTGCACCGACTGCATCGGTTGCGTTGATTGCGACGACTGCGTCGGCTGCATTGCCTGCGTCGGCGGTTTCGATTGCGCAGACTGCACCGATTGCGTAGGCTGCACTAGCTGCACCGACTGTGTAGGCTGCGCCAACTGCTATCGGCTTCGCGGCATGTCGAATTACAAGCGCCCCGCTACTGTTTAACAAGGACACCTGCTATGCGTTATGTTTCAAAAACTTCCCCGCGCGGGAACCGATCTTATAGCGACAAGAGCCAAGACGAGGCCGATGCGCGCTGCAAGGCGCTCGATGAGGCCGACTGCGTCGATTGCGTCGACTGCACCGGCTGCACCGACTGCATCGGCTGCGTCACCTGCACCGACTGCGCGTACTGCGCCGGCTGCGCCGGCTGCACCGACTGCACCGACTGCACCGACTGCACCGACTGCATCGACTGCGTAGGGTGTGTCAACTGCCGTCGGCTTCGCGGCATGTCGTACTACAAGCGCCCCGCCACTGCTTAACTAGCTATCTAGGAGAGAAAATCATGGAAAACACCATCAACATCGAAGTCCTTCGCGCCCTGCTTCCTTTGGCCGCTAAAAAAGATGTGCGCAATTACCTCAACGGCGTCTATGTCGACTTCCAGGCCGACAAAACGATCTACGTAGCCACGAACGGCCACGTACTCGGCCTCTACACTGAGGCGGTTGAGAATGAACATGCGTTTAGCGTCGTCATCCCCGGCGACGTGGTGAAACAGCTCAAGCTAAATCCCAAGCCTGGAACGGCGAAATGGGGCGACCTTGTCTTTAACCCCGAGACGAATACTGCTCGCATCACCAACCCCGGCGCAGGCCAGGACTTCGGCTTTACTCCGCTCAACGGCACAACATACCCGGACTACACTAAAGTCATCCCGGCTGAAACTAGCGGTGAAGCGGCACAGTTTGATGCCGAGCTGCTGTATCTTTTCGCCCAAGTGAACAAATCGCTTGGTGCGGGATATCCGGGCCGTTTCAAGGTCGACCATAACGGCAATGCGGGCGCTCTTGTTCATCTGTCGCGTGATGAATTTCTCGGCGTCATCATGCCGTTCCGCTACTAAGGTGCCGCCATGCGACAACGGATGACCCCTTACACACTGGTCGACCTGCGCCGCATGGCGCGTCGACTGTGGGCCGACCCGGCCATGCGGCGCCGCTGGCTGCGCGCGTGGCTGACGGCGCGAAAACATGGCGGGCTGTTATTGGAAGGCGCTGATCCTAAGTGGGGAAACACAAGATGAGAACGTTTACACAAGCTGAATTTGACGCACTGCCGGTAGTTGACGGGGTCCGGCAGTGCCCGCCCGGTGATTACTCGGCAGTGCGTGTTTTCGGTGATAGGTGCGTATTTGCTGAACGATGCATCTTCGGCGCATGGAGCCGGCTCGGGTCGGCGTGCATTTTCGGAGCCGGATGTAGGTTCGGCGAACGGTGTATTTTCGGGTCTGGATGCAGTTTCGGCGAGCGGAGTAGTTTCGCCGGCGAGTGCGAGTTCGGCGAGCAGTGTATTTTTGGCGAGTGGTGCGACTTCGGCGAGCGGTGTGCCTTCGGCGCTAGATGTAGTTTTGCCGAGCGATGCGTGTTCAATACGGATAGCACCTTCGGGCATCATTGCAGCTTCGGGTGCCTATCTTGTTTCGGCGTGCGCTGCGAGTTTGACCGGGTTTGCAACTTCGGCGAATTGTGCTGTTTCGGCTACGAGTGCAAGTTTGGCGAGATGTGCAGCTTCGCCGGCGAGTGCAGGTTCGGTGATGCGTGCGTGTTCGACGGGCGGGTCGCAAAGCCAGGATACCCGCTACTGGCCTTATCCGGCGCGGGCAGCAAAAACCGGACGGTCTACGCTTTCAACGTCGAAGGCGGCCCGTGGTTTGAGGCTGGGTGCTTTTCGGGCGATCTGGATGCCTTCCGCGCAAAAGTTCGTAAGGATGGCGACGCGCTTAAGTGTCTGCAATACCTAGGGTTTGCTAATATAGTCGCCGCGACGTGGTGCCCGGAGAGGGTCGAGCCGTGACCCCTCGCACTGTCTACCTTGTCGCTGACTTGCTGATGCACGCGCCCGAGCCGCGCAGCATCCGACAGATTGCAACCGAGATTCGCCGCCCCGTGCGCAGCGTGTCGAACGTGATCCTGCGGCTGCGCCGTGCGGGTTTGGTTGAAGTGGCTGAAGTGATTAAGCCGCTCGGCACGCGGCGCGTGTCGCTGTATCGGTGGGTAGCATAAATGGAGGATGAAATGGGCAAACTTGGAGCCGAACTGACTTTTAAGGATGCGCTGCGGATCGCTCGCGGATGCGCTGACTTCGGCGGCGATTATCAAGGCAACCTTGTGGACTACCGGACTTATCACCAGGGTATGCTAGCCGTGGTTCGCGCACTGGAGACTGCTAAAAAGGCCGGGCTTAATGATCCGATAACGCGGGTGTTGCACATCATAGGGAAGTGACATGAAGGACGCGGTTAAATTCAAGTGGGACGGCGGTTCCAAGCACGAGGCAGGAATTGCCGTCTATGAAGTTGGCACGTCGACCTACACGATACGATTCCCAACCCCTCGGCCTGCGAACCTTGTGCATATGGCGCTGTTGGACGCATATCGAGAAGGGTACGAGCGCGGATTCTACAGCGCGAAGGCTGCGGTGCAGTCGGCGCTGTCGAAACTTCCAGAGGAAGCACAATGAACGCTCCGTTTCTCATGCGTTCATGGAGAAGATTATGAAAACATACGAAAACTTCTGGGCCAAAGTTCAGGTTAGAAATCCAGACGAGTGCTGGGAGTGGCAAGGTGCAAAGACTAGCAGCGGGTACGGCAACCTGTCGTGGTGCGGGGTGCAAGTTCAGGCACATCGGGTTGCGTATTTTTTGCGTAATGGCGATATTGAACTGTCTACCAACTTCCAACAGGAGGGTGTAGCCAAGCAATACCGCAAGTTCGTACTCCATAAATGCGACAACAGATTGTGCTGCAATCCAGACCACTTGTTTCTTGGGTCAATGCGGGAAAACTTATTGGACGCCTATCAGAAAGGTAGGAAGGTGCAACCCAAAAGCCAACATGCAAACGCCAAGCTAACCGCAGCACAAGTAATCGAGATACGGCAACGTTACGACGCTGGTAAAAACACGCAACAGGAACTTGCTGCAGAGTTCGGAGTGACTCAGCGTACAATCAGTTTGGTTGTCAGACGTAAATCCTACAAGGATATTTAATTTTATGACAACGATATATTGCGATATAGAAACATATTATGACAAAGATTACTCTTTGTCGAAAATGTCCACGGAAGAATATATCCGTGATACGCGGTTCAAAGTGCATGGGTTTGCCTACTGCGAGGACGATGGGCCTGTCCGGTGGGTTTCTGGCCCGTCAGTGCCTGCATCCCTACTCAGGCTCATACAAGACCATCCAGACGCATCCTGGTGCGCACACAACGCCATGTTCGATATGGCGATCCTGTCCTGGCACTACAACGTCAGGCCGCGCCGCATCGTGGACACACTGAGCATGGCGCGGCTGGCCGATGTGCATGGCAAGCACTCTTTGGCGGCACTGAGTGAACGATACGGCTTGGGTGCGAAGGGTGACGCGCTGGTCAAAACGCTTGGCGTGCGCGATCTAGACCCGATGCTGGAGACGCGGCTGGCTGAGTATTGCAGGCAGGACGTGAAGCTACTGCGCAGCCTACATCACGCGCTCGATACCGCTCTTCGGTCGGAACTGTCAGGCATCCGATACAAGCGCGAGCTGGCACTGATCGACTGCACGGTGCGCATGTTCACCGAGCCGGTGTTGACGATCGACGCGGCACTGCTTCAAGCGCGGCTGTCAGAACTTGAGGCGCAGCGCGATGCGGCTGTTGCAGCGTCAGGGGTGAGCCTGGACGTGCTGATGAGTAATCAACAGTTCGCCGCAGTGCTCGCGGCGCGTGGGGTTCAGGTGCCTGAGACGCTACGCAAGACCGACCCCGACCTGCTGGCGCTCAAAGATGACCCGCGTGCTGCTGTGCTCATCCAAGGCAGGCTGGCGGCCAAGAGCGTGTCGGAGCTGCGCAGGACGGCGAAGTTCCTCAGTGTGAGCGGACGCGGCACGATGCCTGTGCCGCTCAAATACCACGGCGCACACACGGGCCGCTGGTCAGGTGCGGATGGGCTGAACATGCAGAACCTGAACCGAGGGTCGCCATTGCGTAAATGCTTGACAGCCCCGGACGGGTATATGCTGGTCGTCGTGGACTCAAGCCAGATCGAGGCCCGCGTGCTCGCGTGGCTGGCCGGCCAGGACGACTTGCTGGCGCAGTTTGCTGCGGGTGAGGACGTGTATGTTTTGTTCGCGCGGGAGAAGTTATGGCCTGGGCAAGAGATTGACGAACTGAAACGCTTTGTTAGCAAAATCTGCATTTTGAGTTTGGGTTTTGGTGTGAGTTACGCCAAGCTGCACGCGCAGATCGTCCCTAAGCGCCCCGAGACGACGCTTGAGGACGCGCAACAGTATGTCGCTACATACCGTAACACTTACGGCGCGATCACACGGCTTTGGAAGCGCGCGGATGGTATGCTGCGAGCGATGATGCAGGACGCTCGCGTGGACTGGGTGCGTGGCATTGCGACGGAGTTTGAGAAACTTCGCTTGCCGTCTGGCCGGGTGCTGCGCTATCCTAGCCTGCGCTTGACGCCGGACGGGTATGAGTACGGCGTGGGGGCGAACAAGCGCAGGCTCTACGGCGCGGCGCTGGTCGAGAACATCGTCCAAGCCATCGCCCGCGACATTGTGGCCGACCAGATGCTCGCCATCAGGAGCAAGTATCGCGTGGTCACTATGACGCACGACGAGATTGTCTTTTTGGTGCGAGAAGGCGAAGCAGACGAAGCGTTCGAGTTTGCGAAAAGCGTGATGCGTGCGGCACCGAGCTACGCGGAAGGCGTGCCGCTCAATTGTGCAGGCGGGTATGCGAGGAACTATTCAAAATGAGCAGTTTGTATTGCGTGAAGTGCGGAGCAAAAGACGGTGAACGGCATCATGACACATGCCTTTTTGCCGGTACGGTGTTCACCACGAACAAAAGCCGGCTTGCTGATAGCTACCAGATCGGCGGCGACCACTATAAGGAGCTTGCGGTTCAGCCGTGGTCGGCAATGGAGTCCTGGATGAGCGAGGCCGAGTTCGAGGGTTTCTTGCGCGGGAACGCGATCAAGTACCTTTCGCGCGCAGGTCGAAAGGGCGACGGCCTGCAAGACTTGAAGAAAGCCCTGCACTACCTTGAGAAGCTGGTGAGCGTGAAGGAGCAGCGGGAATGATCTACTCTTACTCTAGCCTAAGCTGCTACCTGAAGTGCCCGCAGCAGTTCTTCCGCAAATACAAAGCTCGGGACACGCTGTCTTACCAGAGCAAAGAATCGTCGAGCGGCGTAGAGATTCACGAGGCGATTGAGACGGCGCTCAAAACGCGCACTCCGCTGCCCGAGCCGCTGACGATCTACGAGGAAAGCATCAGCAGCGTGCGCAACCGCATCGACAACGCGCGGATCGAGCAGACGATCTTCCTCGATGACAAGTTCGACTACGCCGTGACAAAGCCGCCCAAGGGGTTTGTGGCGAAGCTCGACGTGCTGCTCATCAGCGATGACGGCAAGCGTGCTGTGGTGTGCGACTGGAAAAGCGGCAAGCCTTATGAGGACACGCTGCAACACGACTGCTATGCGCTCGCTGTCCTCAAGGCGTTCCCTGCCGTGGAGAAAGTGACCGGGTTCAACGTCTACCTGAAGCATGGCAAGGTCGGCGCAGAAGTGGTGCATGAGCGATGCAATTTGCAAGCTGTCGAGAACAAAATCGCCCGCATCATTGCGCAGATCGAGGCCGATGAGCGATGGGCACCCAAGCCCTCGCCGCTTTGCAACTGGTGCAGTGCGAATAAGTGCGTGCTCTATCCGCAGAAGGGGGCTTGACGTGGGCATGCTTGCGGTTGTTATGGTGTTGCTTATTTTGGCGCTCCTTTCCGTTGGAGTCCGGCTCGGAGTTGCGTTCCTAGCCGCCTACGCCATCCTGTTTTTCTTGGTGTACACGCTCCAATGACACCTGAAGGCAAAGTGAAGGCCGAGGTCAAGAAAGTCTTGGCTGAATATGGGTGCTGGTACTTCATGCCCGCCATGAACGGCTACGGGCGGTCGGGGATACCGGACTTTATCGGCTGCTACAAAGGCACATTTTTCGCCATTGAAGCCAAGAGCGCGAACGGCAAGCTAACGCCGAACCAGGAGCGTGAGATTGCCGCTATTCGACAAGCGCGCGGCGCTGTAACCGTTGCTTACAGTGGTAGCGATGTAAGGGGGATGTTGGATGCAATTAGCTTACAGTGCAAAGCATAACGTGGTCGGCTGGCCCGGACTGCCCGAGCCTGACCGGGTTGCGCGCGCGATTCCTGGTGCTCGGGTTGTCAATGATGTCGTGGTTGCGCCCGTCAATCTGCTGGCGATGATTGCCGCTGCGCATATCGGCCTGCCGGTCAAGTCGCCCATTGAGACGAGCTACGACTGGCCGCGCTCGCCCTCGATTGAGAAGCCGATGGCCCATCAGGTCGAGATGGCGCGGTTCCTGACCACGCACCCGCGTTGCCACAACTTATCCGAGCCAGGGACGGGCAAGACGCTTGGCAACTTGTGGGCCAGCGACTATCTGTTGGGGCTGAATGTCGTGACGAAAGTGTTGATTGTCGCCCCGCTGACCACGGTCTACAGTGTCTGGCGTGACGCAATAGGGGAACACTTCCCAGGGCGCAGGCGGTCGAGCGTGCTGCACGGGAGCGTGAAGCAGCGGCTCGAAGCGCTGGAGTATGACGCGGACTACTACATCATCAACAACGAGGGACTGACCATCGCCGCCGTGCGCGAAGCGATCATGGCGAAGCAAACATCGTGGTTAATCATCGTGGACGAGAGTCATAAGTATCGGCACCCGACGACTGCGCGATGGAAAGCCCTGCGCGATCTGATTCGTGGGTTGCCGAACCCGCTGGTCTGGCTGAACACGGGCACGCCCACGCCGCAAGAGCCGACCGACGCCTACGGCCAGCAGGCGCTGATCGACAAGCCCAAGCTGAGCTATCGAGCGTTCCGCAACACCGTGATGCGGCAGGTGTCAAACTTCAAGTGGGAGCCGGTTCCGAGCGCGGAGAAGATCGTCGGTGAGTTCATGCAGCCTGCGATCCGGTTCCGGCGCGATGACTGCATCGACTTGCCGCCCACGACCTACGAGCACCGCAAGGCGGAGATGACGGCTGCGCAGCGCAAGGCGCTCGATGAGCTACGCAAAAAGATGCAGTGGGCATTGGACAACGGCGCGGAGATCACGGCAGTGCATGAGGGGGCGCTGCGCATCAAAATTTTGCAAACCCTGGCCGGCGCGGTCTACGACAAGGAACACCAGGCGCATGACGTGGACGCTTCGCCCCGGCTGGCCCTGCTGCGCGACATTGTGGACGAGTGCGACCGGAAGATCATCGTGTTCGCGCCGTTTCAGAGCATCGTCAAGCGGGTTGCAGACGCGCTCAAGGGCGACTACTCGGTGGCCGTAGTGTCGGGCGAGACAAGCCTGAGCGACCGCACGCAAATTTTCGCAGACTTCCAGAAGAAGCCCGAGCCGCGCATCATCGTCGCTGACCCGCGCACCATGAGCCATGGCCTGACGCTCACGGCGGCCAACACAATCATCTGGTACGCGCCAACGGACGGCGGGGATGCCTACGTGCAGGCCAACGCCCGCATCCAGCGGCCATCGCAAACATCTCACACGAGAATCTTACACATTTTCGTTGACGCCCTAGAACGGGCAATTTACAGTAGGAACCAAGCACGCCAGTCCCTACAGAATCTCGTTATGGCGTGGATAAATGGAGAGAGTTATGGAACTTAACGATCTGATCGCGGCGTATAAACGCGCCCGCGAAGAAAAAGACGCTGCCGTCAAAAAATACACGGTCTTGCTTGACGATCTGAGCCGCCAGATCGAGGCGAAGCTGGCCGAGGCGGGGCTGAAGTCGGCGCGCACCGATGCGGGCCTGGTGACGACCTACGTGCGGCGCAACGTCAAGGTGACGGACTGGAACGCTTTTGCGCAGTTTGCTGAAGTCAACCCCGCGCTGGTCAAGCAGTCTATTGACTCGACCGAAGCCTTGAAGCTGATCGAGGACGGCGAGGTCATCCCCGGCGTCGAGGTGAGCGGAACGACTGTGTTGAGTGTCAAATGAATCCACGCGAGATTCTCCGTGTCGGCGCAGTGATCCGTACCCTTACGCTAGGGCGGGTTCGCGTCGAACAGATCAACCGCGACGAGGTGCATTGCCGCGTCGTCGGAAGAAAGACTCGGATTGTTCTGAGTCGAGCTGCGGCGCTACGCCGTTTCATTGAGCCTGCGAAAAGGAGCGAAGTATGAGTAACCTGACCACTAAAACCACGAACCTGCCGACCGTTGTAGGGCTGTCTAGCCTTGCCGCTGACGTCATCAGCGGCATGTCCGGCGAAGGCCGCATGTTCCCTGAGATCAGCATCAAGGGCGCGCGCTGGCGTTTGCGTATGCTCGATGGCGAGGAGCATGTGTTGAACTCGTTCAACATCCAGTTTGCGCTGGTTGCGGCGAACCCGGCCAAGAGCAAGACGTTCTATCTGAGCAAGTATGACCCGGACGGCGAACCCCGCGCCCCGGACTGCGCCTCGGACAACGGCATCCGCCCCAACGACGGTGTTGAGCACCCGCAATCGCCGTCTTGCGCAAACTGCCCGCATAACGTGTGGGGCAGTGACATCAACCCGGTGTCGGGCAAGAAAAACAAGCGGTGCAGGGACTCCAAGCGCATCGCTGTCATGCTGGTGGGCGACCCCGATGCGCAAATCTTTGCGTGGCGGCTCTCGCCCATGAACATGCTAGCGTTTGCCGATGCGGTCAAAGACGCTGTGCGCCAGAACATCGACCTGGAGAGGGTGGTATTCGATGCGTCGTTCGATGCCAAGAGCGATTACCCGCGCGTGGTGTTTACGATCAAGCGCCCGCTGACCGAGGAAGAGCTGCACGCTGCGGCGCAATTGCGCCAGAGCGAGGGCGCGAAGGCCGCAGTCGGCATGGGTGCGCCGATGGTTGCTGCGCCTGTTCGGGAGGTCGTGACGGAGGCTCCTGCGGAGGCCGTGACGGAGGCCGTGACGGAGGCCGTGACGGAGGCCGTGACGGAGGCCGTGACGAAGCCTCCTATGATGAAGCATCCTGTGGTGAAAGAAGTGCCTATTGCCTTGCTGAAAGAAAAAGCACCGCTCTCCAAGGTCAAGACGGTGACGACTGAAATGGTCGACCTGGACGCTTTGCTCGGCGACTGATCGAGTATAGGATTGGGGCTTCCGCCCCAATCCTTTTTCCCCTTCAAAATGATCCAAGACTATCTACGGTTAGGGTTAGCGCTTGTCGCTATACCACGAGACGAAAAAGGGCCGAGAGAGCAGGGGTGGGTGGAGCGAAGGT